GATACTAATGGAAATGAATTAATTAATCTTACTGCAACAGGTTCAGCAGTCAATGAAATTACTATAGCTAACGCAGGTACAGGGGTTACTGGGCCAGTTATTTCAGCAACAGGTGAAACTAACGTTGGTATTAATGTTAACCCTAAAGGAACAGGAGTTTTTAATTCTGGAGGATCAGCGGTTAAAATTGCTGGTAAAGAAACTATATGGGTTCCAGCAACTGCCATATATCCCACTACAACAAATGGATGTGCAGATTTAACACAAGTAGAACTTACTGCAGGTCGACCAGAATTAAAATGTTTAGATTTTGATCCAAGTACAGATGAAAATGCACAATTCGCTGTTGCTTTTCCTAAATCTTGGAATGAAGGCACAGTGACTTTTCAATCATATTTTACAGCAAATAGCACGAATACAGGTAATGCAATTTTTAAATTACAAGGAGTTGCTATTTCTGACGATGGTGCAATTGATACTGCAATGGGTACAGGAGTAGCTGTAACTAAAGCTCATAGTGGTACAGCAAATGATTTAGATGTATCAGCCGAAAGTTCAGCAATAACTATAGCTGGTTCACCGGCTGCTGGCGATGAAGTATTCTTTCAAATATTTAGAGATGCAAATGATGGTAGTGATACTTTAACAGCAGATGCGAGATTATTAGGAATTAGATTATTCTTTACCACTGACGCTGCTAACGACGCATAAGGAATTTAGATATGAAAAAAATAGACACCCCTTTAACTGTCGAAGGTAAAGGACACAAAAATGAAAAATCAAAAAAAGGTAAATCATTTGGTTATCAAGTCTTAGGATTTGGTGGAGGATCTCCACCACTACCTTTATTTACTAGTGCAACAGGTGGTGCTATCAGCACTTGTGGAGATTATAAAATTCATACATTTACAGGCAATGGTTGTTTTGTAGTAACAGCAGGAAATGGACCAACTGTAGCCGGTGGTGGACCAAATAAAGTAGATTATTTAGTAGTGGCTGGTGGGGGATCAGGAGGAGGCGACCGTGGTGGCGGTGGCGGTGGAGGAGGAACAAGATCTTCTTTTCCAAATACTTGCGGACATTTAGTTATATGCTCAGGAACTATTCCGGTTGGAGTAGGTGCTGGTGGATCAGGTGTAGGAGATAATTCTAAGGGAAATAATGGAGGTAATTCAACATTTTCAAACATAACTGCTACAGGTGGCGGTAAAGGAGGATCTGCTCCTTCAGGTGGATCTAATGGAGGACCAGGTGGCTCTGGTGGTGGAGGTGCGGGTCCAAACGCTAATGGAGGAGCTGGAAACAATCCACCAACTTCAGATCCTGCAACACCTTCTCAAGGTAGTAATGGTGGAAATAACCCTGCACCCTTACCCGGTTTACAAATGGGTGGTGGCGGTGGAGGCGGATCTGGTGGATCTGGTGGAAACGGTGGACCAGGTAATGGTGGTAATGGTGGCAATGGAACTACATTTCCAACTGGTATAGCTATTCCAAGTTTAGGTGAATCAAGAGTTTTTGCTGGTGGAGGCGGAGGTGGTAGAGATGGTAGAACAGGAGGATCTGGTGGATCTGGTGGATCTGGTTCTGGAAGTAATGGAGAATCTGGAAACGGTCCAAGCAGTTCTACAGGAAATGGAACTGCAAACAGTGGTAGTGGAACTGGAGGAAGAGGAGTTGATCCTAACGGAGGAACTTCTGGAACAGGAGGATCTGGAGCAGTTGTAATAAGATACAAATTCCAGTAATATAAGTTATGGCACATTTTGCAAAAATAGATCCAGATACAAATTTAGTTTTAACAGTTGTAGTTGTTAATGATTCTGATTGTGTTAAAAATGGTGTTGAACAAGAAGGTGTTGGTCAAAATTTTTTACAGAACAGCGCTAACTGGCCTGCTGCTAATTGGATTAAAACTTCATACAATACTAGGTTAAATCAATATTGGAACGCTGATAATACATTAGCAGATGATCAGTCTAAAGCATTCAGAGGAAATTTTGCATCGATAGGTGGTGAATGGGATCCTACAAATGAAATTTTTTGGTATATAAAACCTTTTGATTCTTGGGTTAAAAATATTTCTACGGCTCAATGGGAATCTCCTGTTGGACCAAAACCTAGTTTAACCTCTGAACAAATAAATAGCACTACTCATGATTATGTGCGTGAATGGGATGAAAGCACAACTTCTTGGAATATAATAGCAACTCCAAAACAACCAGCCCTTACATCAGAACAACAAGCTCAAAATGACGCAGATACTCACAAATGGGGTTATGTTTGGAATGAATCAGGTCAGTCTTGGGACTTGACAGATCACAAAGCATAATTGATCTAGATCAAATCTTTTAATATCAATTGACATTATAAATGACGGATGTATATATTACATCCAGGTATGCAAAAGAAAGTATTAAACGAATTAAATTTTTATTACGGCGATGTTAAAATGCCAAAGGGATTTGAGATAGATAGAGTATCTTTAGCTATTGATATTTTTAAATCTGAAATTTGTAAAATGAATTTTAATTTTTCTAGACCTTTTGACATGTTAAATAAATACATAATAGAGTATTTTCAATTAAATTTTAAAAAAGCAATTTTTAATACATCTTATTTTGGTGATATTTATTATCCAAATGAATCTTCTTTTCCTATTTTAAAATCAAAAGACTGTAGTTACGTCATGTTATACTGTGTTAAAATAGAACCAGATTCTTGTTTTTTAAGAATGTTTTATGACGATAATAACAATAAAGATAATTGGTGGGATATACCTCTTGAAGATAATAAGTTTATTATCATTCCAAGTTGTTTAAATTATTTTATTTCGTCTAATAAAAGCGATGATATGAACATAATATTAACTATAAAATATGAATCTAAGTAATTATTATTGGTGTTTTAAATCTGTTTTAACTCCTCGTTTTTGTGATGAGGTAATTAAATATGCTAATTCACAGAAAGAAGTAATGGCTAGAACTGGTGATTATGCAGATAGAAAATTAAATAAAGATGAACTTAAAGGTCTAAAAACAAAAAGACATTCTGATGTAGTATGGTTAAATGATAATTGGATTTACAAAGAAATAAAACCTTATATTAGAAAAGCTAATATTAATGCAGGTTGGAATTTTGAATGGGATCAATCTGAACATTTTCAATTTACAAAATATAAATTAAATCAATTTTATGATTGGCATTGCGATAGTTGGGATAAAACATACCCAAACGGAAAAATTAGAAAACTATCTATAACCTGTCAATTATCTGATCAAACAGAATATAAAGGAGGAGAACTAGAATTTGATTTTAGAAATTATGATCCGTATATGAGAGATGAAGTAGAACACGTAAAACAAGCAAAAGATATTTTAACAAAAGGTTCTATTATTGTTTTTCCTTCTTTTGTTTGGCACAGAGTTAAACCTGTAACAGAAGGAACTAGATACTCTTTAGTATTATGGAATTTAGGAAAACCTTTTAAATAAAATGAAGAAAGAAGAACATTTTAAAACACCTATTTGGTGGGAAGAAAAATTAGATTTTGTTAAGTCTCTTAACAAAGCTTCTGATAAACATATTAAAGAAGCAAGAAAAAGAAATAAGAAAGTTATAAAAGCAACAGGAGATTTTGGAATAACTCATCACTCAACACAATTATTTTCCGATAATTCTTTTTGGGATTTTAGAAAATATATAGGTTCAAAATCTTATGATTTTTTAGATAGTCATGGGTATGATATGAATGCATATGATTTAACATTTTCTGAAATGTGGGTTCAAGAGTTTTCAAAAAATGGTGGAGGACACCATAGTGCACATATACATTGGAACCAACATATTTCAGGTTTTTATTTTTTAAAAGCTAGTGATAAAACATCTTGTCCGATATTTCATGAACCAAGAACAGGCGCACGTTGTACAAAATTAAAAATGAAACCAGAGTTATCTAATACTTTAAATAACGGCATAGAGCTAGTAAACTTTGTTGCAAAACCTGGAGTGTTAATAATATTTCCTGGTTATTTAGAACATGAGTTCACAGTTGACCATGGTAAAGAACCTTTTAGATTTATACATTGGAACATGACAGCGATTCCAAAAGGAGTTTTAAAAAATGATTAAGGTAGTTGATAATTTTTTAGATGAAGAATATTTTAAAGAAATACAAAGTGCTATGTTAGGAGATCATTTTCCTTGGTATTACAATAGTTACATAACTGATGAAGAAGATACAAAAGATAAATTTTATTTTACACATAATTTTTATAACAATGATTTGTATGTCAATAGTGATTATTTTAATTTACTTGCAAAATTTTTAAAACAGATAAATAGTAAAAGCATTATTAGAGTTAAAGGAAATTTACATTTAAACAAAAATAAAAAAGATATACATAAATTTCACACAGATTTTCCTTACAAACACAAAGGATGTCTTTTGTATATAAATGATAATAATGGTCTAACTTATTTTAACAAAAAAGAAGTTAAGCCTAAAGCTAACAGAATAGTTTTTTTTGACCCTAGTAAAAATCATGCAAGTAGTTTACCTACAGATAGCAATAGAAGAATAAATATTAATGTTAATTACTTTTAAAAAATGATTAAAGAACATAAATTTGCAGATAAAACTTTTATAGGGGGATGGTATGTCTCTGAAAAATTATGTGATGAAATAATAAAATATTATGATGATAACGAACCTAATTGGAAAACAGGTGCGATATACTCTAATAATAACACTGTAGTTCATGACAAAAAATCAAAAGACTCAACAGATTTATATATTAGTCCTTATTGTGAAGATGAACCAATTGTTACATATCGAGAACAGCTTTCTAAGATGCTAGCATTATATGAAAAAAAATATCCTATACTTACAGGTTATGAACATTATAATGTTTATGAGTGGTATAATATTCAAAGATATAAACCTAATGGTGGTTTTAAAAGATGGCATTGTGAAAGAAATTCTAGAGCTCTTTCAAGAAGAGCTTTAGTTTTTGCAACTTATTTATATGAAATAAAAAATGGTGGAACAGAGTTTAGTTATTTAAAAACAACTGTGCCTTCAAAAAAAGGATTGACTGTTATATTTCCAACAGACTTTACACACGCTCATAGAAGTGAGATATGCAATGAAGAAAAAATGTTACTTACAGGATGGTTTGGATTTAATAATGAGCTTTAAAAAAAATAAATATTTAGTTATTAGAAATGTAATTAACAAAGATCTTTCTGAATTTCTTGCAAATTATTTTGTTATTAAAAAACAGGTATATGACACATGTTTAAAAGCAAGATACATTTCTCCTTTTGAAAATGCTTTTGGTAGTTATGAAAAAGGTAATCAACAAGTACCACACACATACGCTCACTATAGCGATATTGCCTTTGAAACATTACTGTTAAAAATACAACCTATTATGGAGAAAGAAACTAAATTAAAATTAAATCCTTCATATACATATGCTAGAATTTATAAAAAAGGTGACGTTCTTAAAAGACACAAAGATAGATTTAGTTGTGAGATATCTACTACTATGAATATAGGAGGAGACCCTTGGCCGATATATTTAGAACCATCTGGTGATGTAAATAAAAAAGGCATAAAAGTAGATTTAAATCCAGGGGATATGCTGGTGTATAGGGGGTGTGATCTAGAACATTGGAGAGAAAAGTTTAAAGGTGAAGAGTGTGTTCAAGCTTTTTTACATTATAACAACATAAATACAGAGGGGGCAGATAAAAATATATTTGACCAAAGGCCCCATTTAGGTCTTCCATCTTGGTTTAGAGAATGATATAGCATTATAATGGAGGCAGTGTTCCACCACATACCACACTGTCTCCTTTGTAATGCTACTCGTTGATATTAGCATAATGATATAATATAATAGGACTCTTATGTTACAAAAATTAGGTTTTTTACCAGGATTCAATAAACAAGTAACCTCAACAGGCGCTGAATCTCAGTGGACGGGTGGTGAAAATGTACGTTTTAGATACGGTACACCTGAAAAAATAGGTGGCTGGGCACAGTTAGGTGATAAAAAAATTACTGGTGCAGCTAGAGGTTTGCATCACATGGTTAACAAAGCAGGTATTAAATATGCCATTATAGGAACTAACAGGATCCTATACGCATATTCTGGTGGAGTTTATTATGATATACATCCTTTAACTAATCCATCAGGAACAGCTATTACTAATGCTTTTAGCACAACTAATAATGATCCAGCTGTAACTATAACTTTTAGTGGAGCACATAATTTTGAAGCCGGAGATATAATTTTATTTGGCGAGACTACAACTTTTACAGCAATAACTAATTCTAATTTTGGTGCTGCAGATTTTTGCGATAAAAAATTTATGGTAACAAGTGCGCCTTCAACAACTACAATTACTATTACAATGCCAAGTGTGGAGACAGGAAGTGGAGCAACTACTTCGGGAGGAATTACTTATTATCAATACTACCATGTGGGACCAGCTGAACAAGTTGGAGTCTATGGTTATGGTATTTCTCAATGGGGTGGAACTGTTTCTGGTGCTCAAACCACAACTTTAAATGGTGCGTTAAATGCAGACTCTGCAGGAACAGGAGGAACTGGAACTAGCATAACTTTAACATCTACTGTTGGATTTCCAACTTCAGGAACTAATTTTATAAAAGTAGACAATGAAGAAATATCTTACACAGGAGTTTTAGGAAACGATTTAACTGGTATTACTAGAAATGTTAGAGGAACAACAAATGCTTCTCATTCTAATGGAGCAACGGTAACTGACTATAGTAATTACTCAGGATGGGGTCAAGCAGCTACTAACACCGATTTCGTTGCAGAACCTGGTCTATGGTCCTTGGACAATTTAGGATCAACGCTTATTGCATTAATTTTTAATAATGAATGTTTTGAATGGGATGCTGATGCAGGTAATGCTACACAAACAAGAGCTACAATTATATCAGGTGCACCAACAGCGTCACGTGATATGTTAGTATCTACTCCCGATCGTCACTTAGTTTTCTTTGGTACAGAAACAACTATTGGAGATAAAACTACACAAGATGATATGTTTATAAGATTCTCGTCTCAAGAAGATATTACAGACTATACACCAACAGCAACCAATAGTGCTGGTACACAAAGACTGGCCGCCGGATCACGGATCATGGGAGCTAAACTTGGTAGAAATGCACTTTATGTTTGGACCGATA